CCGAGTTCGCCCATCGCACGATTTGTTTTGACATATTCATTGTTGTATCGCTGAACTTCTTTCATCAAAGTTTTCTTAGGATACACACGACCATTGCGGTTCTTTTGCTCCGCTTGCATAAAGATGCCATCAATATGATATTGCTTCTCACCATTCACTTCTTCGGTGACAAGATTCACATTATCGTTGACTTCTGTAATTAATAACATTAATATGCTCCGTCCGCAGGTGCTTTAGTTTTCATCTTTGACTTTGGCATTTCTTCCTCACCCATTTCTTCACTTTCTTCATTTGAAGCCTTAAAGTTTTTATCAATGTAGTTGAAGAACTCTTTCTTCTTTTCATCGGTCTTTAAGTCAGCAGGGGATGAAATACCAAACTTTTTCATTGCTTTTTGAAAGAATGCGTCATAATCTTTTTCTTCATTTGTGATCTCTTGACCAAAATCAAGAGCGACCTCATCTTTACGAGCGATTAAAGAATCACTAAGTTTTTCTTGAATTGCATCAGACAGCATATCCTGAGCAGCGACAAACTGCTTGTTGTGAATAGCGTCTACGATTTGTGTAAGGTTAGTGGTCATTTAGTCTCTCCTGAAAGAACTGAATCATGTCGGTCGCGTCTTCCTCGGATGAACGCAACTTCTTCTCAAAGGCATCTTTATTCGTATTATTTAGCCTATTATAGATTTCAAGTGTCTCTGACACCTCTTCAAACGATAAAAAACTTTTAGAATTGTCTTCGTGAATCAAAAATGCACCCTCAAGACTGGCATTTTGTAATGATTCTAAGGTTGCCGGTTGTGGCTCTTCGCCGCTTTTCATTTTTTCCTCAAGATCGATAATATTTTTAATACCTTTTCTTGCCTGTTTGAGAGTAAGGAAAATATCTTTTCGCTTGCCGTCAACATACGCAGACACGGGAGCAGAAGTACCCATGCCCACCTTTTTCAGAGTGATGACTTTTCCTTTATACTCAAATGCCTTGAGGAAAAACTCTTTTTGGAATTCTGGATCGAGTGTCATGTCCCTTTTGTCAGCCTCGGCAGCGGCTTTTTCAGTTTCGTCCTTTGGACGATCTGCCTCCTCATCGATCTCAAATTTTCTTTTGTTGATTCTTGTGATAGCCTTGGACGCAAGCAATGACGAAATGAAAGTCTTCGCAACTTTGTCAGGTGCGTTCTCGATCAGATCAATTGCGTTCTTAGCCTCACTCATTAGAATCCTCTACCCATCATGTCAGGGTTCTTTTCGGGAAGTAATCCCTTTTCTCTTTCCTTGGCAATGATTCGATCCTGTTCCTTGATCTCCTCATCAGATTGTCTCAGAATATTTCTTCGCACATAGTCTCTGGAGTAGTAGTCGCCAATATGTTCATTCATCTCACGCAACACATCAAGTCGTTCTTTGATAATTTCGTACTCTTTACTTTCGGTGAAGTATGAGTCACTCACATAATCAAAACGAATTGACTCTTGCATTCGATACCACTCTTCTTCTTTGACAATGCCTTTGAGAATGCACTGCACGCGAAGAGCGTTCATAAACAAAAGATTAAACTTGTTTCTCAGTCGATCAATAAACTTCTGGAAGTTCAACTCATCACGGGTGATTTCGGATGCTCGACCCATGTTGAAGCCGGTGTCTGATTCAAGACGAGACATCGGGATATTTAGTGCTTTGTAAAGTTTCTTCTCAAAATACATCACATCGTCCATCTCACCGAGGTTTTGTCCACCATCGAGAGTCGAAACTTCTGTGCCTTTACCACCTTCACGGCGAGGGAACCAATAGTCCTCAAGCATGTTTTGGAATTTACGATCATCACGAACCTCACCAGTCGTTGCATCGTAGACCATCTTGTTGCGATAACGATTCATCAACTGAGCGACATATTGTTCTGCTTTGTTTTTGGGAAGCGAACCAACATCAACATAGAAGATTCTTCGTTCGGGCGCACGCGAAAGACGATAAATCACCGTGGCATCTTCGACCATGCGAAGTTGATTCAGTGGCTTGATCGCTTTTTGCAGATAGGAGATGGCACGCGAGCGGGACGGGTCAAACAAGCCGGATGGATAATAGCAAATTGCTTCTGGTGCGATTTCAAGTGCCGATGATTGATCTGGCTTTTCACGATAAACATAGACTTCTTTTACACCCTTGACCTTTTTAGCACCAGTCTTTGGATCAGTCTCTTTTTCGACTTTGGCAATCTTTTTGATCTTTGCCGCATCAATGGGACGCATTTCGATGATACCCTTTTTGGGATTTTTCGGATCTACGATCATATGATAGTAGCCCTTGCCATCGACATACCAACGTCTAAAGATTTCGTATCCACGATTGGTAAAATCTAAAAGTCTAAGAAGATAATTAAACTCTTTATTGATTTTGTCTTTTACTTCGTCCGACACGGAGGAAAAATCTAGGTTGAGTCCTACTGGATACTTCTCTGATCCGTAGACGATGGCTTCATTACAAATATCTTCAACTGCCTGCTCCACTTCTGGGTGCATGGCAACTTCTCGATATTTTGCAATAAATTGACCCTCGCTACGAAGAGATCCGTCAAGATCAACTCCAATACCATAAAGACCCCCTGCATCAATAGGCAAGGCATCGTCGAGTTCAGGAAGAACAAACGAGGTGGCTTTTGGTTCTACAGGAGTTTGATTCGCAAGTGCCTCTTTTTTCGCTCTTCCTATTGAAATTCCAAATAATTCAACAGGCATATTATAAATTCCTTAGTTATTCGTCGTTGATACCTTTTCCTACTCCACCGTTAGGAAAAGGAAGACCAGTCGTTCTGTGATACTGGTATCTCAGTGTGACGTTGAATGAAGCGAGGTCAGTTGATTCCGCAGAAAGAGCAATATCAGAAACCGAGGTCGGGAAACAAGCATCAAGTCTGTAAGCCTTAATTGCTTTACCTTGACGATCCAATTGAGTCACTGTCCAGTTCGAGAACAAACCAGTGTTTGTACCGAGGTTGAAGTTAACATCATCGGAAACGTGATCTCTTGCACCATCAAGTCTATCGACCCATTTCTCAAAGGCAGTACGAATAGACATGTCCTCATCACTCAAAATTGTAATAGTCCAAGGTTCAAAGGTTCTGAATCCGGGCAGGTAGACTTGTCTACCTCTGTGGTTTACTGTAATTTCCCCAAGATTTGAGGGTGGCAGGTTTGCAGCCGTGCAAAGAAATGCAAGGTTTTGTTTATCATCGTCAGAAAAAACAGTAGAGTTTGTGTCAATTCTGAACAGCGATGGATAAACGCCGCCACCTAATCTAGTCTTGAATCTATTAATGTCCATTCGTTATCTCCTTACTTGTATGTATTAGACCACACCAGCGATTTCATCAAAGTTTACGCCAGTGCGGGTGGCGACAAAGTTGAGTGTAATGAAGTTGATTGAGCGAGCAGGTTTAATAAAGATACTCGCAACAAACTCGTTTCGATCAATGACCTCACCAGTATTGTTAGATTCATCACAAATCACCTTGAAGTCCGTGATACCACGGCGTGCCTGCACATTTTCAAGGAAGGGTTCAATCAAACCACGGAACTGAGATCGAGTAAAGTCATCGTTCAGTTCAAAGAGGCTAAACTTAGCAGCAGTAGCGATTGCTTTCTCAAGAACAATGAACAATCTACGAACATTGATTCTGTCGAACGCACTCGGCTTGCTTTGCAGAGTCTTGTCACCAAAGAGAATTGTTCCTTGACCGGGGAAGGAAACAACAGGGTTGATTCCGTTGGAGTAAAGGTTATCTCTTTCGGCTTGTTTCGGGTTGAACGGAAGTTTCACAACATCTCTCAGTTGACCTCGGTTGAAACCTGCTGGTGAGAACCATGTTTCAGTTTCAATGTCTGATCGCACTGCGATGCCTGCGATGTCACCATTCAAAGGAACATAGCGGAAGACATCATTGAATCTGTCGTACATGTATTTGAAACCAGAGTCCAGAACAACATAGGACGAAGACACATTCAAGTTAGTCGTTGAGTAGTTGACATCACCACCAGAGGGTGATGCGTTTTGTCCATTTCTATATGCAACAATGTTAGCAGCAGCGACTCTACCTGCCTTCGGTGCATCAGTGGATGTAAGAACCGTGTCTCTGGCAGGTGACAAGAATGCGACTGCATCTTTTCTTGCGTTAACCATCGAAACGATACTCTTCGCTTGATTACCCACTGCCGGACCACCAAGGATCAGAGAAACATCAACGGTTTCGGAGTCTTGGAAGTTGTCATAGCCGTTAGTAAAGTAATCGTCACCAGTCGGAGCAGCCTCAAGTCCATCAGTAAGAGAAGCGTAAAGATTTTTCTTCATTGTCTTGAAGACATTACCAGCGGCGGCTGCTCCACCCCAGTCAACTGGGGTTCCGTCTGATGCTACACCACTTCTAGCAAAGGCGGCGGTGTCGGTATGATCTGCCCAGTAAAGATACTCGGAGTTGTCATTGATATTTTCGACATAGAAGAGATTTCTTCCTTGGGAGTCTTTCGCATTATTAGCCTTTGATCTTCCAGAGAATCTTTCAAGAACGGTCCCTTTAGTTCCAGTCCAAAGACCATCTTCATCAACGACAATTGTGTGAACAAGGTCATTGGTCGATCCACGGAGTTCTGCACCGAATGATGTATCTGGAAGTTGTTGATCGAAGTTTTCTGCAAATCTCCAAGTTGCAAATCCGTTTCCTGTTCCAGATTGACCAGACAAAGTTGTTCCAATTGAAAGTTGAGAGATGAAGTCAAGAGAACCACCAGTATCAGATGTTGTTCCGAACAAGGAACTAAAATCTGAGAAATCCATTGTTGAGCCTGAGATGTCATCGTTCGTGACTCCAGTGATTTTCAAAACACATGCTGTGTTACCAGACACAACACGAACGAAGTCATTGACAGCACCACCGATGTTCGTTGTGGTTTGAATTGTAGTGTTTCCAATAAAAGCATTTACAACGGCTCCACTAGCACTACTTTGAGTCACACCAGTGATTGGCGTTGATCCAAACGCACCAATGGTTACCAAATCGCCTGTGCTAGATGTTGATGCAACAATCTCTTTGGAATCTTTGTCGATGACAAAACCAAATGTTGTTGTATTTTCACTAATCGTTCCCATCGGGCTGGCTGTCGAAGAGGACAATGTTGCATCAGCGATTGGAACAGCACCAAATTCTGGGAGAGTTACTTTTGTGTTGTCAGACTGTGAAACAAGGAATGAGTTTCCGAGGGAACCCGGATATTTGGCAGCAAAGAATCCAGCGTTGTCCAAGTCAGTGGCAGACTTGCTTTCATAATCGTCAGTATTTTTAATAAGAATACCTTGTGATGTGCCAGAGTTTTTAGATGAAGACTCATTGACAACTCGCACAACTTGAAGGTTGTTACCATAGCCTAAGAAGTTGGCTGCGGTAAACCAGAAGTTGAAGTTGTCATCATTCGGACCTTGGAAGACTTCGTTGAGGTCGTTGATGCTTGAAACGGTAACTCGTTGATCGACTGGACCCCACTGGAATCTGCCAGCAAAGCCAGCGATTGTCGTAGAGACAGCAGGAATGATTGTGGTGAGATCAATTTCACGGACTTGAACGCCGGGGCTGACTTGGAATGCCATAGATAATTCTCCTTGATGCTAATTTATCTATCAAAATCTATTATTTGATGAAAAGGGATTGTCATCATCATCGACAACTTTCCAGTGTGTTCCCTCGTCATCCGTAAAATCGAGATCAAGCCCAACATCGATAAAACCAAAGGGCATTAGATCCTCTTCCATTTTTTCAATTTTTTCACGATAAAGTTTGTCACGGATATTTATATCCGTCAAATCTTTGAAGTAGGGTTGGGTGGATGTCCACGCAAAAAGCACAAGTGTCATCACCAAGTCATCGTGGTGTCCGGTTTCTGCCTCGTATGATCCCTTCTTCGCAACGAACGCAGATAGTTCATTGATAATATCATAGTCCTCAATCAATAGTTTATCCTGCTCAATCATTTCTTTGAGCATCGTGCATCCGACACGCTTCACCTTTGGACTCATGCGAACGCCCTGCTGGACTTGATAGTTACCGAAGCCACCATCCATGACTTGACCTTTTCGCCCACGCACCGTGGTGACCAATAGATTTTCATATTCCATTTCGTTGTGCATAATGTCAACAATCTCTTGCCCGATGTCATTTACCTCAGTGAGAATGTAAGCATTGTTGTAGCGTGTTCCCATCGCGTACAAAAGGTTTGGTAGCAGGAAAGGTGCGATTTGATTATTTTTATATTGTGCGACAACCTTGTATGGTGACTCTGTAATGTCAACAATCGTGACCGCGTGGTAGTCCAATTCTTGCCCGCGTGCCACATCCACACCCATGAAATACTGGTGTCCCTCAATTGGCTCATGGTAGACCTTCAAGCCGTCCTCACGCTCTTGCAGCGGTCGGCGGTAGTGCATTGCCTTGATTTTTGAAGGGGCTATGAGCGTCAGGATAGAGCCTAGAAACTCACATTCAAATTCTGCACGAAACTGGGCTTCCGATGTGTTTCGGATTGTTTCTTTTTTCCATTTATCGTCCCGACCCGGAACCTCAGACCAGTGAACCTCAATCGGAGTGTACGAGTTGTTGCCCTCCTCGGCATCCTTCCAAAGTTTGTAATACATGTTCAAACCTTTGGGCGTGCTGATAATCAAAACTTTTGTTTCTTGACCGGCGGAGATTGTAGGATACACCGAACTGAAGAACTCGTCAGCCACGTTCTCAGGGACGAACGCAAATTCATCAAGAAAGATCATGTTGAAAGAACCACCCCGAACTGCCGAGGAAGATGTTGAAGATGCAAGAATCTTTGATCCGTTTTCTAAAACAATCGAACCTTTGTTCCATTCCACGACACCCTGCTGAAGCCATTTTGGCAGATGCTCGTATGCCAACTTCAGACGACTCAACAACTCGCGGGCAGTCGCAAGTTTGTTTGCTAGAATTGCAACATTTTTTTGAGAATTGAACAAAACATAGTGAAGCAAATACGAAATAACAACTGTTGATTTGCCGGACTGGCGGGGCAGTTTCGCAATCACAAATCGATCCGTGTGCATGCTATTGATCATTTTCTTTTGATAATCGTATGGCTCAAACTGCACAAGCCCCTCGTCAAGAGAAACGATCTTGACAAA